TTTATCACGGACCCGCTGCATTTTATTCTCATTTTTTATGTTCCGGTTTTTTACGAAAAATGAAAATCATTTTTTTTGTGATTTCATTCGATTATTTTTCACACGCCGGAAACTATCCCAGTTTGAGTATTTATATTTCCCAAAATATTTTTTATAGGTATTTTCGGTTTCTTCGTAGGCTTCTTTATTGGTTTTTAAATCATCACGACCAAGGTTTTCAAAGTATTTTTTCTCAAAACCACGAGATGTAAGTAAATTTATTGCTTCAGGATTGATTTTTTTCTTTGTTTTCATAGTTAAAGTCCTTTATTTTTATAAATTTCGTTGATATCTGGCTCGCTGTCACCTGTCATATACACACAAAGTGCTATAATTAAAGCAACAATACCATCAATTTTGTTTTTACTTTTGGATTTATCAGGCCGAATATTGTCATTTGTATCTCTGACAAGCATAATATTACTCATCATCCACCTGAGAATCGGGTTCCCGGCATGATTTATTAATAATTCCATGATTAATCGTTCCAGTTCCTTTGTTGGAGCAGAAATTACAGACATATACATTGAAACAGGATCGAATGTTTCAATTCCTTCTTCCTGTAAATCTATAACTAACTGAGAGGCATTCCATTTATCGAAGCCGATCATTTGAATATCTAAATCTTCATCGAGCTCAATAATTTTCTTTTTAATGATATTATAATCTGTGACGTTTCCGGGAGTTGCTTCAATTAATCCTTGTCTGATCCAGTCGTTATAATTAACATCAACTGAAACAGATCGAGCTTTGGCGGTTTCTTCAGGTAACCAAAAAAACGGAACCACATCAAATCCCTCACCTTCCAACCATGGAAATATTAAAACTAATGCTGATAAATCGCGGATGGAGGCAAGGTCTAAACCTGCATAACATTTTCGTCCCTTGTATTTTGATAAATCAATTTTTCCAAGATCACATTTCATATAATCAATATCCGAAAGCCATGTCGTTTCGCTCGATGTCCATTGATTTAAATGTAACCGCCTGAATGTATCTTCGAAGCTCGGATTATTTTTAACAACATTAATTTGCTCTTTTATGTATGCTTTTTTTACAATAGAGCCATAACCGGGATTTGCAATTTTCCAAGTTTCTTCTGAATAAATATCCATCTCTTTGCCAACTGTGTATATTACCGGGAGGAATGTATCATCTTCAATTATACCATCTCTAACTTTTACAGCATAATCATGCATTTCGAAACAAATACTTTGCTTATCGAAGCCCGCAGTAGTCAATAAAATGATTAATGGTTGGCGGCGTGAACCAACTGAGGTTGTTAAAACATCATATAATTCACGGTTTGGTTGTGTATGGAGTTCATCAAAGATAATTCCATGAGCATTAAAGCCATGTTTTGTCCTGGCATCAGCCGAAATGGCATGATAAAAGCTACCAGTTTTAGGGCAAGTAATTGAATTACGGAAACATTCGGCACGGCTGTTAAGAGCTTTTTCATGGTTGACCATATACTTTGCAACCTCGTGAACAATTCCTGCTTGAATGCGTTCAGCAGCAGCGGAATAAATTTCTGCCCCCGGTTCGTTATCGGCAAGCAATAAGTATAAACCAATTCCTGCAGCAATAGTTGATTTTGCATTTTTACGAGGAATCTCAACATAAATTTTTCTATATCGGCGTAATTTTGTGATCCTGTGCTTCCATCCAAAAAGCGGCCGGATGATATCATCTTTTTGCCAATCTTCAAGAATGATTTTTTTTCCCTGAAGCTCTCCCTTAACATGGCAAATATATTTCTCGATCCAGTTTATCACCCGGTCCGCTGCTTTTTTATCGTATATGTATTTTGAATTATTTGTCATTTAATCGAAATCTTTATCTTCATCATTTTTTCCTTTTACAAATGGAGCAACGATTCTACTTTGCGCCGATGGCGTAAGTCCAAATTCGCTTGCAAGTTTAATGGCAGAATTTAAAGCATCCTGAGAAATTTTATGATATGGATTAACAATTAATGATTTTATTTGTCCGGTATCATTTCGCAAAGCCTGCACCCGTGATTTTGTTCTTAATTGTTCCTCTGTTTCTAAATGAAGTGCCATTTGATTTGAAAAAGAAATAAGTAAAGGTAATCCAACTGTTTGAAGTAGATTATTTGCAGCCAATTCTTTAGCTGTTGTTTGATATATTTTTTTTCCAATAGGAGAAAACCATTTTGGTGGATAAGGAATTTTAATCACTCTTTCGACTTCCATTTCCTTTTCAGGAGTTCTACATTTCTGCAAAGTTCCCTGAGCCTTTTTTATTGATGTTGGTTTTGATTTACGACCTGCCATTATATTTCATTAAAATAATTAATAATATTTTTATATATTTTTTCATTGTTAAAAACCACATACTGCTCAATGTTCGCATTATTTGAAAAATTGCCACTTCCTGCAATTACATAATAATTTTTATCTGTTTTTATACAATTAATTTTACTATGATTTCTTGCTTCTTTAAAATCGAATGAAAATTGTTTTTTAAAATGATTTAGAATTTCAATAATATTTTGGTGGTCATATTTCATCATTTTATTAATTAAAATAAAAGCATTTGCTACTGCCCCGGAATTAATAAAATCGCCAAGTGCAAGTAATACGCTTTTTGATAAATTAAAAGTTGAGAAATGAATACTTATGATTTTTTCTGTTTTTAAAATATATGGAATAAATGTAAAAGCATTAAAACTCATTTGAGTAATAATAAATTCCATTTCATTTTTTATTGGCATCTTAAATTCCTTTAAATTTATTAATTTATTAAAATGAAAATCCAAATATTTATCTTTTAAAATTAAATCTCTTTTTTCCTTTTTTTCTTTCTTTGATAATATTTTAAAAGTATTATCTTCAATAATATCAAATTTCAAATCTTCTATATTTCCAAACTCTTCCATTTTGCACGCATAAAAAAGTGATTAACTCACCGATTATAATTTCAAGGCTGTAGTTTTTTATACCCCCCTACCCATAATTTATTTTCATTGATATAATTGGGTTTTATCATGTGATTTTCACCTGTTTTTGATTTTAAGATTAACATTCTATTTATCAGTTAGTTAGCTCATAGTAATAAATACATGGATTATTACCTTTGATTTTATTTTTTAAAAACATTTATCAAGTAATAATCCTGCATTGTTTTTCATTTTCATTTTCATTTCCATTGCTCTTGTATATATCTGAGTTGTTGCAAAGTTTGCGTGACCGAGAAGCATTTGAGTTTGATACTCACTTGCTCCTTGTTCGAGTGCAATTGTCCCAGCCGTATGTCGTAAACTGTGAGCTGTTATCTTTGGATCATCTATTCCGGCAAGGCGTAAATAATATTTAACAAGTTTACTAATGGTCCGACTTGATAACCTTCCATTGCTCTGGTGATTATTATGTGATATAAATAATGGATGATGTTCTTGCCAATCGCGGCGAATAATTAAATAAGAATGAATTTTATCCCATGTTTTATCTGTTAATGCAATTGGTTCCTCCTTTGTGATCTTTCCTTTTCGTTGTACAAATATTACTCTATTATTATAAAGTTCTGATATATCTTTAATATTTATTCGAACAACTTCAATTTCTCTGATGCCTGATCGAAGCATTAAATTAATAATTGCGAGATCTCTTTTGCCAATTAATGTATCCTTTGGAATTACTGAAATAAGTTTCTTAACTTGCTGAATCGACAACGGCAGCTTCTTAAATCCTCTGTACTTTTTAGGAGTTTTAATACCTTCAGCAATATTTTGATAAAATGAATTGAGTTTGCACCAGGAAAAGAATTTACGAATAACTATAACATAATTAGCGATTGTTAATTCGCTTTTATTTTCTTTGTATAATTTTTCTTTGTATTGAATAATATCCGAACGTTTTAGGTTTTTCCAATCTTTTGATGAATTTTCTATCCATGTAAAAAAAATACAAATAATAACATCGTATTGTTTTCGCGATTGACTGCTTACATCCTGATCAGCCAGAAAACAATCAATTAATTCTGTTATATCTTTATCTGTATTCATATTGGTAATGGAATTGATTGTAATAAATCATTACTAACATGAGTGTAAATCTCAGTAGTTTTAGAGTTCTTATGTCCAGCTAATTTTTGTATAATGCGAATATCAGTTCCTGCTTCTAATAATGATGTAAATGATGAATGTCTTAATTGATGAAAGTGACTATCTTTTCTAATATATTTTTTCATTATTTTATTACAAGATGCTGCGGAATATTGTAATCGAAATTGACCATTAAAAAGGAATTCTTTTGGTTTGTATTTTTTATAATACTCTCTTAAATTTTTGAGGATATATTCAGATAATGGAACATAACGATCTGTTTTTCCTTTTGATTGTTGAATTAATATCAACATTCGCGTTGAATCAATATCTTTAATTTTAAGATTAATTACTTCTGAAACTCTCATTCCGGTACTATATGCTAATGCAAGTATAGCTTTATGTTTTATATTTTGTATTGATAATATTTTTGTTTTTAATTCTGTTTTATCAATTACTTGTGGAAGTGTTCTTTCACTTCTTGGCCGACTAAAATCAATTTTATTATATTTTTTCTTTAAAACTTTCTCATAAAAAAACTTTATTGAGCTAATAATTTGATTTTGTTGTGATGTTGATGTAAAATTATATGACTTTAAATATTTATCAAAATCACCTGAAACAATGTGTGCATGGTATTTATCAATCTTATTTAAAAATTCTGTTAAATAATGAGAATACGATTCAATTGTATTTTTTGCATACTTAAAATAATTTAAAGTTTCGATGTAAAACTTTAAATCTTGCTTATTCTTATTATTGATTTCCATGGTATTAAGTTTTGTATTTTATATATAGATGTTGTATGCAAGTGCTTAGTTCAGTTCGTTTAATCAAGTTTGTACTAATTTGACCAAAAAGAAAAAGCCACCGCACTTTTGGTTTTGCAAACCAATTAAAATAATACACCTTGCTGTTTATACTCGTCAAATCGTTTTATACTATCATTAAAATAATCTTTGTCAATTTCTAAAATATCCAAATCGTATTTCTCCATATCACAAGCAACGGCAATACTTCCGCTTCCTCCATGCGTGTCAAGTATCTTATTGCCACTTTCTGCATATTTATCAAGTAACCACCTGTAAAGCATTATCGGTTTTTGTGTAGGGTGTATTCTATCCTCTTTATTTTTCATATTATATTGTATCATACCGTGCCAAGTTATTTCTACAAAGTCAATTTTATTTAACCAACTCAAATAAGCAAGTTCGCCTGTGCTATAAGTAGGCATTGTTACGTTCTTATGCCAATACAACATACCACCTTGTAAGTTAAAAAAGTTTGCACCCCAAATAATTTGCTTTTTACTCACTCTTTTTAGTTCTGCAAAATATTCATCTGTTGGTATTGCACTATCCCAACTTTGAGTTCCGTATTTCTTACTATTAGAAGCACTTTTTTTGCTTTGCTTTTTATCTGTATTATTTTTTACATCAGCATCAATCCCATAAGGCGGGTCAACTATTGCCAAATCATAGTAGTTATCAGGTTTAGTTTTCATAAACTCGATATTGTCACAGTTATAAAAACAAATCCCTCCCCTTTTTTCTTTTTTACATTCGTTCATTTAATTACATTTTGTGGTTAAAAATCGCACCAGACATACAACAATAAATAAACGGCATTAAAACGACCGCTTATTATTACCGTTACCAAACATTAAAACGAAATGGTAACACGGTATATAAGTAATAAAAAAATACTACTTTAGTCTTACTACAAAAGAGTTAAACCCACTTGCTATAAATGTCTTGTTACTCATTGATAAAGTGTT